AAGAAGGAATTCCCGTACACCGCCAAGGGCAAGGCTGCGGCCAAGACCTACGCGAAGAAGACCGGGAAGAAGATGTCCAAGGCGAAGGGATACTGATGTTCATTCGCGTCCGTGGCAGTTGGTATCCCCACGACAGCATCGATGCCATCGTGGAGGTCGGCGGACGCTTGCGTGTCGATCTGTGCAATGGTGTCAAGATCGACCTTGACCCCATTGAATCGGAGAAGGTTCTGAAGCAGTTGGGCAAGGCTGTCGATGCTCCTGCTGAACCTGTGATCCCTACCGCACTCCTCCAGCGGATCAACTTCCTTGAGACGCAGGTGATGTCGATGAAGGCCCAGTTGGTCGGATTCGACCTCGCGAAGCCAAAGGCACGGATGAAGACCAATGCTTGATTTCTCAAACATTTCCCGGATCCGCGACGAGATCGACCGGGCAGAGTGGTTCCGCGACCAGCACATGTTCACTCCCAACGAGTGCCGTGAATGGTTCTGCGGTCAGGGCTACCGTGAGGGGTACGGTGTGAACCATCCGGAGAACGCAGTCCATGCGTACGTCTCGATGGTGCTGCCGCGAATCGTGCATGACAATCCGAAGGTCCGCGTGACGAGCGCGAGGCCGATGGTCCAGAAGACAGCCTGCGTTGCGATGCGGTCTGCTCTGAACCGATGGTGCAAGATGACGCGGCTCCGGGGGACTATCGAACGGATCGCCACCGACATGCTCCTTGGTTGGGGCATCGGGCTGACGGTCAACGAGCCGAAGGGCGCGGAACGCCAGTGGGATGCCAATGGCCCCTACCTGCCGCGCATCTACCGCATCGATCCCAAGCGGTTTATCATGGACCCGGCAGCGATGCACTGGGAGGAAGCACGGTTCCGTGGGCATGTCTACGTTGCCGACAAGGAAGACCTGCTCCGCCGCGCTGAACAGGACGAGACTTGGAACCGCGAGGTGATCGAGGGTCTTGCCACCAACAACGGCGTAGACGAACTCCGGGACCACCGCGACATTCCAGAGCGGTTTGAAATGGCGATCTACGAGATTTGGGTTCCGGAACTGGACGAGATGGCGGCGGAACTGATCGACGAACTGGCGGACGAGAGCCTGTACAACGGCACGATCTACACGATTGCCAAGTATCAGGGCAGTTCCGACAACTGCCAGTGCGAGTTCATCCGCAAGCCGCTGCCCTACTACGGCCCTGCGACTGGCCCGTACACCATGTTCGGGGCGTTCACCGTCCCCAACGACCCCTATCCGCTGTCGCCCATCGTGGCCTGCCGCAACCAGATCCAGTACGCCAACGATATGGCGACCAGCCAGCAGGAGAACCAGAAGCGGTATAAGCGCATGCTGGTTGGCGATGCCAAGAACCCCAAGTTCTTGCAGGATGTGGTCAACGCTCCGGACCTCTATGTCTTTGCGGAAGCAGGACTTGACGCTCGTAGCCTCCAGCCTGTCGAGATTGGTGGCTCCACGAACCAGCACATCCAGAGCGTGGAAGTTGCTAAAGAGCGTCTTGACAGGGCTTTGGGTATGTCTGACGCGATGCGCGGCAATGTCGCAGGTTCTGCTTCGGCTACCGAAGTTGCGGTGGCTGAATCTGCTAGCACCATGCGTATTGCCCACCTGAAGCGGGCGTTTCAGGATTCGATGGACCTCATGCTGCGGAACGTGGGCTGGTACATGTTCCACGACAACCGCATCAACATCCCCGTGGGCAGCGATGACACGCAGGCGATGGGCATGATCGACCCGGTGTTCGTGGGTGGGATCAAGGTTGGCTCGTGGGAAGACCTTGAAATCGATGTCGATGCCTACAGCATGGAGCGCACGAGCGAGATGATGGCCCAGAAGCGGGCTGTCGAGACGTTCCAAGTGGTGACGCAGGCCGCGCAGGCGATGCCCGCGATGCCGTGGGTCAAGTGGCGTGACCTGCTTGGGTTCCTTGGCGATGCCCAGAACGTCCCGCAGATGCAGGATTTCATCGACGAGTCTGCTTTGCAGCAGATGCGGCAGGCGCAGGCGGCTCCCCAGCAAGGGGGGGGTGTTCCGTCTGGAGGCCCAGCACCGTCTCCTACGGGTGAAGCACCTGCCGTCCCGCCGGAAGCGCAGGCTGCGATTGCTGCTGCACGAGGAAGAATGTAAATGCCAGCGTATGAGTTTCAGACTGAATCAGGGACGATCATCGAAGTCGCGTTCGCGATGAAGGATGCCCCTGCGATTGGCACGACTTACAACCATCCGGTGTTCGGTGATGTGGTCCGCGTCCCCAGTGGTACGCAGGTCAGCCCGAACTTCACCACCAGTACTTATCCCTATGTCAGCCAGACGCTTCCGCGCAACATGCCCGGTGTGCCAGCAGACAGCAAGGGAAGACCGATCATTATGAGCCGTAGGCACGAACGCAACGTAGCGTCCGAACACGGCTACATCAGAGCAGAGGACTGACATGGACAGCAACGCTGAACCCATCGAGCAGACCGACACTCCGACCAGCGGGTCGGAGGAGCAGGTTGTGCAGGACACCGCGCCCGTCAACGAGTCCACCAAGGACCAACCGATTGACGATGATGACGAGGTTCTGGCAAGGCTGCTCGACGAGTTGGAGTCCACCGATGAACCTGCCACGGAAGATTCGTCTTCTGCCGCAACGCCATCGGAAGCACCGACTACCGCCTTTGACCGTGAAGCGGTCGCCAAGATCCTGAAGAGGGACGGCGTACCCGATGAAGTCATTTCCTCGGCCAGCCCTGAAACGCTCACCAAGTGGGCGGAGTCTGCGGCGAAGCGACAGAAGGACGTTGACTCGTACGGCGGTCGAATGAAGGAAATGGAGGCGAAACTGGCAAGCGGAAAGCCAGCCGAACCAGTGGCAGCGCAGGACAACACTCCTGCCGCTCCTGTCGCGGTGAACGATCCGTTCGCGCAGATGGCGCAGATGTACGGCGAAGACCTAGTCTCGCCCGTGCGCCAAGCCTTTATGACCCAGCAGCAGCAAATGCAGGAACAAATGCTGCTTGCGCAGGCCCGTGCTTCCGATGTCGCACTCCGTTTCCAGTACGGCGCAAAGTCGCCGTCCTACGACACGGTCCTTGCGAAGATGTCGGAACTCGGTTCTGCAATGCCGGGTGGGTTTGCAAGCGTCGATGCACTCGCCGCTGCTGCCTACGAGGCACTCGTTGGATCGAAGCCATCCGCACCCGCGAACATCAGGTCTAGCCAGCCGACCCCCCCGAAGGGTTCGACTCCTCCGGTGAAGCCCACTCCGCGTGATTCGGATGACGAGATCCTTGATCTGATCCTTTCGGGCAAAGGCAGCAGCCTGCGCCCAGCAACCCGTAGATAAGGAGGGCAACCATGCCTTCGATTACCCAGTTCAATGACTTTATGCAGACCACTGGTCCTGCATACCTGAAGTCCGCCGATGCAGTCATCAACGAAGCCGTCAAGAACAACTACGTCCTTTCCCGTCTTCTCAAGGAAAAGGCCACCGAAACGCTGATTCAGGCTGGTAGCAGCATCAAGGACACCATCGTGTTCGACGATGCATCGACCTACCAGAAGTATCAGCCGAACGACACCTTCACTTGGAGCAATCCGCAGGTCACCGACACGCTGTCCGCCTCGTGGCGTTTCAGCATGGACTACATGACTTGGACCGATCAGGAAATCGAACTCAACGAGGGCGATGCCAAGGTCATGTACAAGCGTCTGAAGCGCATCAAGGAGATGCGCATGTGGACTTCCATGCTCAACGGCATGGAAAACGACCTGTGGGCTACCCCCTACAACAACGCTGCCAACATGGAAACGGGCGGCAAGGAGCCGTACTCGCTTCCGGCATTCATCACGGAGAACGTCAACAGCGTTCTGACTTTTGGTGAGCGCGGTGGTCGCCCGGGCAACTGGGGTGCGAACGTCCTTGGCATTGACCCGACCGTCGATGCTCGTTGGTCGAACCAGATTTCGTTCTATGACCGCAATCTGGCTGCTGGCGCGAATGCCGCTTCTGTTGCAAAGGCTGCTGGTGATTACTACGGCCATAACAACAATGCAAACACTGCCCGTACGGTGTTTGGTCTGTTCGGCGCATTCGATGACATGTACCTCAAGGTGCAGTTCAAGGCTCCGCTGACGCAGAAGCAGTACTTCGATGACACCAACTTCCAGCGTCAGATGATCCTGTGCAGCCGTGAAGGTCTGAACCAGTACAAGCGCGCTCTTCGTGCTGCTAACCAGTTGCTGGTCAGCGCGGAAGACTCGGCGTACATGACTCCGACCTTCAGTGGTATCCCGCTGGAATACTGCGCGAACCTCGATGATGCTGCCATCTTCCCGGCTGCTTCTAGCACTATTGCTGATACGCTTGCTGGTCGTAATAACACGACTACGGGCGTGACGGTTGCTGGTACTAGCACGGAAAACGGTTCGACCACCATCGACAAGGGTGCGCGTTACTGGTTCGTCAACGGCCAGTACCTCACGCCCATCTTCCATAGCACCCGCTATATGAAGAAGCACGATGTCATGCGTCATCCGAATCAGCCGTTCACTTGGGTTCAGCCCGTGGACTGCTGGTGGAACCTGTTCTGCAACAGCCGCCAGCGTCACGGCATCATTGCCCCGCTCCGCTCGGCCTGATTCTCACAATTTACGAAAGGACACAACATGTCAGTTCTTCTTGAAGCATCTAACAACGGCGTTCTCGGCGTTCAGCCGCGCAATGTCATCGTCAAGTGTCTGAATCCGTCTGGCGGTACTGCGATCAAGCAGTACGACCTCGTTTACCTTGATTTCTCCAAGGCAAGCGCGGACGCTGGTACTGGTTCTTCGACCTATCCCACGCTGTCCAACAGCAAGTTTGCCAACGTCATCATCGGCCCGACTGGTCGTGGTCAGACCACGACTGGCGTGTACGGTGTTGCGCAGGAAGCAATCGCTGCTGGCGCAGAGGGCAAGGTTCTGTTTGCAGGAACCACGCTCGTCACCTGTGCATCTAGCACTTATGCGCCCGGAGACGTTGTTGGTCTTCCGGCAAGTGGTGCTACCGCTGGAACTGTCACGCGACTGATCGTGACCCAGAACATCGGTGTTTGCCTTGTCGGTGGAACCACTGTCACGCAGATCACCATGCTGCTTGATGGTGGAGTTTCGTTCGGTTCCACGACCTCCTGATTTGATGCACTAACTCACCACTGGGCGGGGAAACCCGCCCAGTGGATTTCAATGCTTACCTACGGCGATCTCAAGAACCACATTCTCCTTGCTCTCGGTGGCCGTCCCTCCACGGCTTCCGGGCAGACTGTCGCTGAACGGCAGGCGGAGATCGTGAACATTGCTGGCGAACACCTGTTCACCCACCCGTGGAAGTTCCGGGAGGCGACCGCCAACATCAGCACGGTTGCGGCGCAGCAGTATCTGGCTCTTCCGGCTGACTTTGCGGAACTGACCTCTGTCTGGAAGTCCAACCAGCCGATCTGGATCAGCACTCCTGACGAAGTGGAGACTGCCCGCATCACCTCGTTCCCCGATCTGACCTACCGCGTGTACGTCAAGACGGTGGTCCCCAGTGGTGACACGGCTGGCAGTTCGGTCGCGCAGGCGTATCAACTTCAGATTTACCCCACGCCGACTGGCGTTGATACGCTGAAGATCCTGTATCGAACGGGATGGTCATCGGTCACTAGCAGCACCTCGACCACGACGATCATTCCGGTCCCGAAGCATGTGGAATCGACCATGATCGCCTACACGCGGGCGGTGGCGGAGGCGTACGAGGACGATGGTCTTCCGCAGCGTCTTGCAGAAATCGAGGCTGGACCGATCTTCGGAGCAGCCAAGCAGAAGGACGGAATGGTCCAGAGCCATTTCGGCCAGTTGCAGCCAAATCGCTGGCGCAGCCCGTCCAACTGGGGACCGGGCTTTGTCATCCTGAACCCCGTACAGAACCCGTCTTGAGGAATCGACCATGAGCCTGATCGGACTTTCGCCCACCATCACTGCCACGCGCACCATCGTTGCTCCACTTGAACTGGCTAATTCTGCTAATGTCGCTGCCAATACCAGCGTTGCGGCAAGGGTGCAGACTGCAACTCGTCCTGTGACTGGCACTGGTTGCCTTGTTGTTTCTGCTCCGCTGAACTACATGGTTCTTCAGACGCTGAACACCGCTGGTGCAACCAGCGTGGTTTGGTATGCGATTGGTTGGACGTTCTCCACCAGTGCCGCTGTCTGGATCCCGAAGTTGCTGACCAAGTTCAGCGTCACTCCGTCCACTACCTCCGGAGCAGCAGTTAGTTCGCTCCGTCCGGGCCGCGATTATGTCAAGAGCCTTGGTGATATCAAGATTTACAACGGCGAAGAAGCCTCTTGCCCGGGCGGATTCGTGATCTTCGACGTTGCTGGAAGCGAACTTGTTGAATTGCAGGGTGTCACAGCGGCTGCTGGAAGCATCAACGCTCTCATCGGGTACATCTAATGCATGCACGAAACCGGACATGGCTACTCGGCAGTGATCCTGTTGAGCGTTGTCGGCAGCGCACGATGAACGTGGAAGGAGGCGACGGCTCCACGCTTTCGCTTGACTTCACCACGGGTGTCCTTGACCCGCGCCTGACGTTCACGCGCAGCACCAACGCCACCTTCATTAACTCGCAGGGGTACGTTCAATTTGCCGATGCGAATATGTTTGTCAACAGCGCGTGGACGGACGCAAACAACACGCCAACCGGATGGACGCTTGGAAGTGGTACTGGTTCAGTAAGCCGCTCCAACGAAACGCGCACTCTGACTTGTGCCACTCAACAGTATTGGTGGTATCAGCAGCCAGCATCTCGCTCGGGCTTGACGTATTCCGTGTCTGTTGAAGTGACCGCCGTGAGCGGTTCTATGGTGTATGGCGACATCATCCTTGCTGGATCTTCGACCTATATTGCGTGGTACAAAGATGGGGTGCTGCAAGCAACATCAACAGCAACACCCGTAACTACAGGTGTCATCACCCTCATCTTCACGGCCAACAGCGACAACACGATTCTCCGTCTTGGCCTTGGATCGGCTGGAACCAATGTCACCGGAAGCGTGACGTTGCGCTACCCGCAATTCCAGCAAGGTCAGGTTCCGCTTCGCTCGTACTACGAGAATACAAGCACAAGTGTGGCGCGTTTCAACTCCGCCCGCTTCGACTACGACCCCACCACTTTGACTCCTCGCGGTCTGCTGATTGAGGGAAGCGCAGCCAACTACGCCAACTACAGCAATGCGCTTTATGGCACGGGATGGAATTCGGGAGGAACTCCAACTATTACCCCCGCTGGCGGAGCAGTTGCTCCCGATGGCGTTTCAACATCCACTAGGTTTGTTTTCCCGCCGGTTGCGGGTGGCAATCCAAGTCGAACATACTTCTTGACTACCTACCCAGCAGGATCATATCCGTACACGGTGTCAGTGTGGATGAAGAGCAACACGGCTCAGAACTACAACATCAGCATCCTTGGAAACACAACCACCAACAACACGGTGACTCCGGTTTGGCAGCGGTTCCAAGTGACGGCGACTGCAGCGGCTCCTTTGTATGGATACATCTACATCAGCAACGAGTCAACTACCGTAACTACCGACATCTCCATGTGGGGCGTACAACTTGAAGCAGGAAACGGCGCATCGTCGTACATCCCGACCGGGGCAAGCACGGGGAGCAGGGCGGCGGATTCGTGCGTGATGACTGGGTCAAACTTCTCGTCGTGGTTCAATGAATCGGAAGGCACTTTTATAGCGCAATTTCAGACGCAGCATCAAGGAAACACCTCCAGCGCGGCATATTTGCTTGCGCTTGACAGCAGCGCATCAAAGCGACTCATATACCTAAATACCACTCTAGACACCGCATCCACATTTGATGGAACCTTGGTGATTAGCGCTGTGGGAGATGTGACTGGAGTGCTTGCAAAGGTTGCAAGTGCCTACAACAGTTCCGAACGCGCAATCGTTGCAAATGGCGGAGCAGTTGCTACTGGATCAGTCGCAGTTGGCTACTCATCTGCAACGAGTCTTGGAATTGGACTTCTTGCTTCCAATTCAACTTTCAAGCAAATTAAATTCTTTCCGACTCGGCTTTCAAATTCGCAACTTCAGGTGCTAACGGCATGAGTGATTACTATCTCCGATCAAACACAGAATCTGACATGGACGATGCACTTATCGCTGCTGGTGTGGCGCAGGAAATCACAGATGACGATGGTGAGGTTAACGTGCTTCCAATCGATGGAATCACGCTCGACCGCATTGGCCCAATTCCTGCACAGGTTGACGAGGAGGGCGTGATTGTGCGACCCGGCGACAACCGCTATCACGCGAACATCCGGGCGACCATTGAACTCACCAAGGAACAGGAAGACCTGCTCCCGACATTC